CGCCAGAGTTCGAGACGCCGCCCTCCCCCGTCGATTGGTTCTCGTAGATGGACGAGCAGGCAAAGAGGATACGCAGGCGTCTCACCGCGTTCGTCACGCCGGAGGACGTCGCCGCGTCAGAGGGCATCACGATGGCAGAGCTTGACGCGCTGTGCTCCATAGAGTTTGGGCTTTCGCTAGAGCAGGCCACCAAGCGGTTCGCCGCAGAGGGGCGTGCGCAAATCCTAGAGGCTCAGGTCGCCGCCGCGATGGACGGCTCCAACCAGATGCTCACCCTGCTGGGCCAGAGGTATCTGGGGCAGGGAGACGAGCTGAACCCGGCACAGGAGGGAGGCACGGCGCTTGCAGACGTCCTCACCATCCTCGACGGGTCGCCGGATAGGAAGTCAAGAGCCTCGCGTTAGGGTCTGCCCCGACTGGGTGACGACCTACGGCGACGCCGCATCGAGGCTCGCGGACGCCTACGCCTACCCGCTCGACCCGTGGCAGCGCGACGTGCTCGACTGCTGGCTCGCGCGGGACGCGGACGGTCGCCCGGTCGCCGTGACGTGCGGCCTCGACATGCCGAGGCAGAACGGCAAGAACTACTGCATCGAGATATTCGAGATGTTCGTGGCGGTCGCCCTCAACTGGCACGTGCTCCACACGGCCCACGAGGTCAAGACCTCCATGAAGTCGTTCGAGCGCGTGTGCTCGTATTTCAGCGGCCCCAACTCCACCCCCGAGATGCGTGCGATGGTCTCTAGGATTCGCCGCGCCAACGGGCAGGAGGCCGTCATTCTCAAGAACGGCGGCATCATCGAGTTCTCGGCACGCTCCCGTCAGGCGGCGCGTGGCTTCGACGACATTCAGGTGGTCGTGTTCGACGAGGCTCAGGAGTTGACTCCCGAGCAGGTCGACGCGCTGCTGTCTACGCTCGCCGCGTCCTCCACCGGGACGCGCCAAATCATATACACCGGCACGCCCACGCCCCCCAACTCCCCCGGCACGGTGATGCAGCGGACGAGGGAGCGTGCGCTACTCGGCGAGACCAAGGCGTGCTGCTGGCACACGTGGTCGGTGGAGCGGCCACCGGAGCTTACCGCCCGGTTCGAGGACGTGCTCGACGACGTGTACGCGACCAACCCGGCGATGGGCATACGGCTGGACGAGGACTTCGCCGCGCAGGAGTTCGGCACCATGCTGGTGGACGGCTTCGCACGCGAGCGCCTCGGCTGGTGGCTCACGCTGGACGAGCAGCACCTACTGGCAAAGTCCGACTGGATGGCGTGCGCTGTCGACGCCTACGACCGCGAGGGGGCCAAGGTCGCCCTCGGCGTCAAGTTCGCCACGGACGGGTCATGCGCGTCGCTCTCGCTCGCCGCCTACCACGGCGACGACAAGCCGTACATCCAGCTCATGCGGGTCGGCGAGGGGCGCGACGGCACGGACTGGCTGGCAGAGCGGATAGAGGCCCTGCGCGACGTGGCCTCGTGCGTCGTCATAGACGGCATGTACGGGCGCGACGTGCTGGTCAACGAGCTTACGAGGAACAAGCGGTTCCCCAAGAAGGGGATTGTCTGCCCGTCCTCGAACGACGTGGCGACCGCAGCCTCGATGCTCAAGCAGCGGGTGGACACCCACCAGCTGCAATGGTTCAGGAACCAGAGGAGGTTGGAGTCGTCGGCAATGGGCGTCGAGCGACGTCGCATCGGCGACCGTGGCGCGTGGGGCTTCGGAGGCGACGACCCCACGCCGGTGGAGGCGTGCAGCCTAGCGCTTTTCGGGCTGCTCACGAACAAGAGGGACGTCAACCGGAAGCTAAGGGTCGGGTGATTCGATGCCCAATTACGAGAACGTCGTGGACCCGTCCATCGGGCGCATCTACGACGCCGTCAACCTCACGGAGGAGGACGCGGACCGGCTGTACAGGCTGGTCACCGTGCTCCACAGGAAGCGGCCAAGGAACAGGCTGCGACGAGACTTCTACCACATGCACGTCAACGTGCAGAATATCGGCATCGCGTTGAGCGCCGAGATGCTGGACAAGATTAGGGTCGCCTGCTCGTGGCCTGCCAAGGCCGTGGACGTGCTGGCCCAGCGCTCAATCCTCGACGGGTTCGTGTTCGAGTCCGGCGCGGAGGACGAGCACATGCAGCGCATCCTGCTCGACAACCGCATGGCCCAGAAGTACCCGATGGCCGCTGTGTCGGAGGGCATCTGCTCGGGCATGATGTGGACGCTGTCGCGCGGCAGGGTTGGCCGCTCCAACGTGCGCATCAAGACGCACAGCTTTGAGACGTCCGCTGGCATCTGGGACGGCAACGAGGAGCGCCTTGAGTGCGGCATGGCGATAATCTCCAACCGGGACTTCACGCCTTGGGACATGCAGCTCGGGCACGCGCCCGACGTGGTCAACCTCTACACGCCCGAGGCCACGGTGGTCCTGCGCCGCTCGGTCGACGGCAAGAGGTGGGACGCAGAGTACCACCGGCACAACATGGGCAGGCCGCTCATGGAGCCGATGTGCTTCGCTCCCTCGATGGACAGGCCGTTCGGCAAGTCCCGCATCTCCCGTGCGGTCATGGGCATCACCATGAGCAAGCTGCGCGAGGACTGCAGGTCCGAGATTTCAGCCGAGTTCTTCACCACGCCACAGAAGTTCCTGCTCGGCGCGGACGAGGACGCCTTCGACATGGACCGCTACCAAGCCTACATCGGCAACATCTTCCTAGCGTCCAAGGACGAGGACGGCGACGTGCCGCAGTTCGGGCAGCTCACGCAGGGTTCCATGCAGCCGCACGTCGACTACGCACGCTCGCTGGCCGCGCAGTTCGCAGGCGAGACGGCAATCCCGCTCCACTCGCTCGGCGTCGTGTCCGACAACCCGGACAGCGCCGAGGCAATGCAGATGGCGGAGCGAGACCTCGTGCAGCTCGCGGAGCAGATGAACCGTGGCAACGGCGAGTCGCTGCGCAACGTGGCGCTCATGGCTATGGCGCTCGACAAGGGCGCGATGGCCTCCATCGACGACCTCGACGACGACGAGTACAGCGTCATGGTCAAGTGGCACAACCCGTCCATGCCCTCCATCGCGGCGACCGCCGACGCATGGCAGAAGGCAGCGAGCGTGGCACCGTACATCGCCGAGACCGAGGAGTTCCTTGAGGGGCTTGGCATCGACCGCGCCACGCGCCGCAGGATGCTCAACCAGAAGCGCGTCATAGACGGTCGCTCGTTCATGGAGGCAAGCATTGGCAACGATACCCAGAGCGGCGACGCAAGCCTACTACGAGCAGATGAAGGCCGAGAGGGACTCGGCACGCGAGTACGTGTCGGCGGCGTTATTGGCACTGATGGGGCAGAACCTTCCGGTAGCCTCGTTGAGGGATAGGGCGATTGAGCTAATCGCCTATGCGGTGAGTCGGTGGGGCGAGCGTGCAGCCGCCGCTACCGTCGACTACTTCGACGAGACGATGGCCGCGTCCGGTGCCGACATTCACGCCACCATGCCGACTGGCATATACAGCCGGGACGAGATTGAGCGCATCGGCCACTATCAGGCCGGGAAGCTCACCAAGGGCGACACTGACGGGTTCGTAGACCAGATATCGCAGAGCGCCGGGTTCCTCGTGTATCAGGCGGGGCCGCGCACCATGTTCTACCAAGGTGGGCGCGGCGTGAACGGCAACGACGTCAACGTCGAGGCCGTGGAGCAGTACGCATACGTCAACGGGGCCAAGCCGCGCTCGGACTACGAGGTGAGGTTCCAGCGTTTGCCGCAGGGCCTTGAGACATGCGACTTCTGCCTGATGCTGGCGAGCCGTGGTGCCGTCTACCTGTCCAAGGAGAGCGCCGGAGGCGACGACCCGGACCACTTTCACCGTGGCTGCGACTGCCTCATCGTCGCCGTCCTTTGCCATAGCGAGGGAGGCTCGCTCGTGGCCGACACGTCCTTTGAGGGATACGACACCACCGAGATGTACGACCTTTGGCAGGACTGGAAGAAGGTCACCGCCAAGTACGCAGGACCGGGGTCTGCGACCCCGGAGGTGAGGGCGCGGATGGCCGAGGAGAAGCTCGACCTCATGGAGCGCCGACTCGGTCGCCGTGGTTGGTGACCGACACAAGTGGAGACGAGGCCCCGCAGACGTGCGGGGCCTTCTCATATCGAACGGGGCCGCACGGCCCAAGCCTATCACCCGCACGGGGGAAGGAGCAGGAATGGACAACGAGAACCAGCAGGCAGAGGACGTGACCCAGCAGGAGCCGCACGGCACCGAGCCGGACTACAAGGCCCTCTACGAAAAGACGCTTGCGGAGTCGCGCAAGTGGGAGGAGCGCTCGAAGGCCAACAAGAAGCAGCTCGACGCACTTGGCAGCAAGGGCGGCGAGGACGTCTCGGCCCAGATTAGCGAGCTTTCCCAGCAGCTCAAGGAGCTAAAGGACGAGCGCGACAAGCTGCAGCACCAGAACGACCTCCGCACGTGGGCAGACGAGGTCGCCGCCGCGACGCACGTCCCGGCGAGCGTTCTCCGAGGCTCCACCAAGGAGGAGATGCAGCAGCACGCGCAGGCGCTCGTGGCAGCTGGCTTCACTGGCAAGTCCGTCCCTGACGGCGGGGAGCCGGGAGGCACCCCCGGAATCACGCGCGAGCAGATTGAGTCGACCAAGAGCGCACTTGAGCGCGTCCGTCTGCGAGCGCAGAACCTAGACCTCTACAAGTAAGGAGAACCACATGGCTATGACGCCCAACACCATCGTCGCCGCAGACGTGGTCGAGTCCCTGAACATCGAGTTCAACTCCAACTTCGAGAAGCAGATTTACGACTTCATCGGTCGCCTCGGCCTTGAGGAGCCGCAGGTCATGGCCGCTGGCACCGCGCTGTACCAGCTCACCGTCACCGGTGCCCTGAACAACGCCGCCACCGCCGACTCCTCCTCGGGCACCGCCTACGTCGAGGGCGACGAGGTCGCGCTGTCGCACTACGCCGTCTCCAAGACGCCCGTGGGCGAGCTTGCCTTCAAGCCCTACCGCAAGCGCACCACCGCCGCCGCCATCCAGAAGGGCGGCTACGAGCAGTCCGTCCTGCGCACCGACCGCGAGATGCTGAACGACCTCCGCACCCAGCTCCTCGGCGGCTTCTTCACCTTCCTGACGGGCAACGCCTCGGCCTCCACCGCCACCGGTCAGGGCCTGCAGGCGTGCCTCGCCCAGATGGACGCCAAGATGAACGACCTGCTTGAGACCAAGGGCTTCGCGGCCTCGCGCACCGTCCGCTTCGTCAACCCCTACAACATCGCCGACTACATCGGCACCGCCAACGTCGGCCTCGCCGAGCTGTACGGAATGCAGTACCTGCAGAACTTCCTCGGTGCCACCGACATTGTCGTGACCAACAAGGTCACCAAGGACGAGGTCTGGATGACCCCCGTCTCCAACATCCGCCTGTTCGCCGCCGACTTCGGCGAGCTTTCGCGCGGTGGCCTGTCCTACACGGTCTCCGACCACGGCATCATCGGCGTGACCCACGAGGTCAACTACGCCCGCGTCTCCACCGAGACCCACGTCCTGTCTGCCCTCACCATGATGAACGAGTACGCCGACCTCGTGGTCAAGGGCACCATCACCGCCTAGTAGGGAGGTGCCGCATGAAGGCAGAGGTTATCAGCTCGTTCCATGACCGCCTCGACCCGTCCGCCTGCTATCAGGTTGGCGACGTCTACGAGGGCGACGAGGAGCGAATCATCGAGCTTGCGGACGGCGGCTACGTCGTGGCAATCGAGGAGGAACCCAAGCCCAAGCCCAAGCGCACCACGCGCAGGCGCACCGCCAAGGAGTGATGCCGATGGAGCCGTTCGCAACCATCGAGGACTTGGAGGCGCGTTGGCGCACGCTCACCGAGGACGAGCAGGCGCAGGCCGAGACCACGCTGCTCGACGCGACGGCATTCATCACCGCCGAGATGCGCCGCTACCACGTGCCCGTCAACGCGGACGACGAGGTGCAGCACCAGAACCTCGTGGCCGTGACCTGCGCCGTCGCCAAGCGCTCGCTGCTCATGGCCTTCGACTCGGGCAACACGCTCACCGGCGTGTCCAAGTATCAGGAGCAGGCCGACGTCTGGAACGCCAGCGTCACGCTCGCCAACCCAATGGGCGACATGTACCTGACCGCGCAGGAGAAGCGCCTGCTCGGAATCGGTCGCGTGCTCGTGCGCACGGCCCTCGTCGCCATGAAGGACATGAGGGGATGTGAGTGCGAGCATGGGCCGACTGCCGGGATTTGGACTCCTTAGCGGGGAGCCAGCGACGCTTGAGCGTCCCGATGGCACCACCGAGGAGGGTATCGAGGTACTCATCAGGCAGGCAGACCTGTCAGACCAGACGGTCCTCGACGTCCAGACAAAGTTCATCAACCAAGCCCGATACAAGGGCGACGCCGAGACGCTGACGTGCATCTGGCCCAAGTCGCACCCCGAGTCGCTCAGGGACTGCCACGTGTGGGTGAGGGGGAACCGCTACCGAGTGTACGGCGACCCCATCGCCCCCACGGGCGGCACCCTGCCGACCCAGTACGACCGCCGCGTCACGCTCAACCGGGCGCTGTACCTGTACAAGGCCAAGCTGCTGTCGCCGACGACGACGTTCGACGAGTGGCACGTGCAGCACGTGAAGTGGGACGGCCCCGAGGTCGACGTCAACCTCCTGCGACTCTCCGAGGAGTCGCAGCAGAGGGTCTACGGGACGTCCCGCGCCGACTACGACATTGTGCTCATTGAGCTTGACCCGGCTCTCTACGACGGCCAGAAGGCGTTCGATTTCGGTGGGCGCTTCTACACCCTCACGGCCACCACTCAGGCGCACGACACCATAGTGCTCTCAGGGAGGGGTGACTTCGTGGATGGCTGACGTGTTCATCTCGTGCGACCAGTTCGCAAACGCCGTGAACGCGCTCGTCCAGCAGAACGTCGACGAGAACCTGCGGGTCATGGAGCATCACATCGACGAGGCTGCACGACACGCTAGGGACCAGCTCAAGAAGGAGTCCGGCCACAACGCAGGTGGCAAGTCGCCTCGCTACAAGGGCAGCATATCAGGTGGCACGGCAGGCAAGCCGACACCACCCGGCTTCTACTCGAAGGGCTGGCGCGTCTACGGAAGGGCCACGCGGGAGGAGATGTACGAGAGGGTGGTTGCCAACTGGCACGCACCCAAGCTCACGCACCTGCTTGAGTTCGGTCACGCTGGCGGGGGCCACTTCCTCGGTACGGACGGAAAGATGCACAACGCATACCACCGCGTCCCCGGCGACCACGCAATCTGGCTCGCCTACCAGAGCGCCGCACCGATAGCCAAGGGAGGCATGTGATGGCACGCACCCTCACGGAACTCCTCGCGGCGGTCGACTCGACCGGGCTTCCCAACACGCAGGTGGAGTGGCTCAACGGCACCGTCCCGGACATGCCCTACGTGGTCATAGTCCCCGGAGACACCGACAACTGGTTCGCCGATGGCAGGGTCAACGAGACGCCGGTCCTATACCTCGTGGAACTCTACACCCGCGTCCGCGACGTTGCCCTAGAGGTCGACGTCCAGAACACGCTCAACTCGGCTGGCATCGGCTGGCAGCGCACGACCGCATCGCTGAACGACGGGCGAGCCGTCATGACGCGCTGGTACACGCACGTGTTCGAGCGCTAGGCACCAAGACAGAACGTTTGAAGGACGGCCCCCGCGAGGGGGCCTTTTCGTTAAGGAGGCAAGATGGCCGGTAAGATTCAGTACGGCATCTCCAACGTCTACTACGCAATCGCCACCGAGGGGGAAAACGGCGTCACCACCTACGGCACCCCCGTCCACATGCCCGGTGGCGAGAACATGTCAATCTCCAACGATGGCAACAACGACAACACCATCTGGGCCGACAACATCAAGTACTGGACCAAGACCCTGTCCACCGGCATGTCCGGCGACCTGCAGATGGCGAAGTTCCCCAACTCCTTCTACACCGACGTCCTCGGCATGACCGTCGAGGAGGGCGGCGGCTACTCCATGTCGCCCAACGACGTGCCCAAGGAGTTCGCGCTCATGTTCCAGCTTGAGACCGACGCTGGCGGCAAGCGCGTGTGCTGGTACGGCTGCACCGCGACCGTCCCGACCTACACCGCCGCCACCGCGACGGACTCCATCACCGAGGGCAGCGAGACCTCGTCCATCACCGCCGCGCCCAAGACCATCAAGACCGGGACCAACACCACGGCGATGAAAACCCAGTACGTCTGCGAGACCGGCGACGACAACTACGCCAACTTCTTCACGGCGGTCCCGCTGGTCGTGGCCTAGCACGTAACCGCACATGGGGAGGGGCATCGTCCCCTCCCCTCTTTTTTTCATGCCCATAGGAGGAGGACGGCATGGCTGACAACAGGGGCAAGGTGACCATCTGCGGCACCGAGTACGAGGTCGAGTCGAGCATCGGCGCGACCATCGTGTACAAGAACGAGTTCAGGGGGAAGCTGGAACGGCCATACCTCGGGAACATGACCGACGACATGCTCACGCTCTACGGCGAGGTCGAGTCCGACACGAGGACCGACACGTACTTCGGCTTCGACATTGAGGCCGTGTTCCGCATCGCGTGGGCGATGGCCGTCGCCGCTGGTTCCACCAACGACTCTTGGCAGGACTTCTTCGGGAGGCTCGTACACGAGGGCGTGGCGCTCGTGGACGTCGCGGGTGCGTACAACACGTGCGTCCGTGACCTCGGCGAGAGGACTTACTTTCGTATCCCCAGACGACTTCCCGACGATAACGAACCCAACGAGGAGCAAGAAGCCTAGGAACGCGCAGCCCCCGGTCGAGGCCGAGGTCTGGCCCGAGGAGGCTCAGGTCGCGTCCCTCATGTCGTTCGGGTTCTCGTATCAGGACGCATACCACATGTCCCCACGCGACTACCGGCGCTACGCGGGAATCAACGCGGCCTACTCCATCCCGGCAGACGAGCGGGAGGGCGGCGTGAGGCTCGCCACGCAAGCCGACGTGGACAGGACTTTCGTAACGATGTAAGGAGGTCCGGTGGACTATCAGGGCCTTACGATACGGTTCGCTGGTGACGCAAGCCAACTGCTTGCGGCGATGAGGGAAATCGACTCCAACACCGACCGGACCATGTCGAACCTGCAGCGCATCAACACCGCGCTCAAGCTCGACCCGAACAACCCCAAGCTCTACACCACGCAGGCAAAGCTCATGAACGTCGCGCTCGGGGAGCAGGGCGACAAGCTGCGCGACCTCAAGACGAAGCAGCAGGAATACGCCCAGAAGCTCGAACGGGCACGCGCCATGATGGAGCGCTACCGCGATGCTGGCAAGGAGAACACCTACGAGTACAAGGCACTTGAGGATGCCTGCGGCAAGTACGAGCAGGCCCTTGAGACGCTTGATGCGAAGATTCAGGCGACGTCTGCCGAGATGGAGAAGATGGGCGAGTCGTACAGGCTTGCCCTCGGACAGGAATTCCTGCACAACGACCCGTTCGGTCAGAGCATCCTTGAGCTGAAAAGCGCCGGTGAGGACTTGGTCTACGTCGGCGACAGGCTGGCGACGGCTGGTGCGAAGATTACCGCTGCGGAGGCAGCGCTCGGACTCACGTTCGGCAGGCAGGTAGTCACCGAGGCCGAGCAGTATGGCAACGCAATCTCGCAGGTGGGCGGCTACCTCGACATATCAGGCTCCAAGCTGGACGAGATGAGCGACCTCGCCCTGTACTGGGGCAAGGAGACGCAGTTCTCGGCGACCGAGGCCGCAAACGCAATGTCGGAGCTTGCCAAGGGCGGCATGACCGACGCGCAGATTCAGGCCGGTGCGCTTGAGGCGACCATGCAGCTCGCCGCCGCTGGCGGCATCTCGATGGCAGACGCGGCCACCGTCGCCGTCAACGCAATCAAGGTGTTCGGCCTCGACGCTGGCGACGCCACGGAGGTGGCAGACGCGCTGGCTGGCGCGGCAAACAAGTCGACCGCAGAGATTGGCGGTCTTGCGTCCGCGTTCCGCTACGTGTCCGGCTGGGCCGGACTTGCCGACTATTCGGTGAACGACGTGTCCGGTGCCCTCGGCCTCCTCGCTGACCACGGCCTGCAGGCAGAGATGGCTGGCACGGGCCTGCGAAACTTCATGCAGCGACTTGGCGCACCCACCGGCAAGGCCAAGGAGCTTCTCGACCAGTACGGCGTCTCGGTCTATGACACGAGCGGCAAGATGAAGTCGCTCACCGACCTCGTGGACGAGCTGAACGATGCGTTCGGCGACCTTGACGACGAGACGCGCAACGAGACGCTCAACACCATCTTCGGCGCACGTGCGCTCCCCGCCGCCATCGCCCTCATGGACGCTGGCAGCGACGAGCTTGAGCGCTACATCGACGCCACCAAGCGTGCCGGTTACGCGGAAGAGATGATGCAGGCCCGAATGGGCGACCTCGGATGGGCGCTCGAATACCTGCGCGGCGAGTACGAGACTTTCCAAGTCAACATTGGCAAGGCAATGGAGCCGCAGATAATCAAGGTCGCCAACGCCATCGAGGATATGCTCTCGGAGTTCAACTCGTGGAGCAACGCGAGGCAGGCCGAGTTCGTGACCAACATGCTCAAGCTCGCCGCCGTAGGCCCCAGCCTGCTCGTGGTCGGCAACGCCCTCAAGGTGATGGGCCACGCAACGAGCGGCGTGGCGCGTCTCAGCATATTCATGTCGCAGTTCGGCATCTCGCTTGGCAAGAACATTGGTACCACCAATGCATTCGGCGAGGCTGTTGTGGCCGCGTCTGATGGTGCCGTGACCGCAAGCAGGGCCGTGTCGCTGCTAAAGACGTCGGTCGCGCTGCTCGGCGTCGCCGCCGTAGCCTTCATCGGATACGCCCTGTGGCGCGAGTTCGAGAAGGACAGGAAGCGTGCCGAGAGCCTCAACCGCATCATGGAGGGTACTAACAAGCTGCTTGGTGACTCGGGACCAAAGGCCGACACCCTTGCGGAGAGCCTGTATGACGTCGGTGATGCGGCTAAGGGGACTGCAAGGGACGTCGACGATCTTCTGACAAACCTTTCCGACTTCTACGACAAGGTCGACGAGACGCTCAGTGACGTTGAGGTTGACGATAGCCGTCTGAATCGTGCTTGGGAAATCATCTCGCGGCTTGGTGGGCGCGACGACCTTGACGACACCGAGCTGCGGGAACTTGCCGGTGCGCTCGGGTACATCAACGATGAGCTTGACACCAACTATGGCCTGCATAGCGACACGAGCGGCATCATCTACGACGAGAATGACAATGTGGTCAACCTCACCACGTCGATATGGAAGCTAATCGAGGCGCAGAAGGCACAGCGCAAGGCAGAAGCATACGGGGACATTCTCAAGGACGCATACAAGCAACAGGCAGATGCGATGGCGACCGCCGAGGCCGAGAAGAAAAAGTTCGACGAGATGATGGCGAAGGCGAACGACCCATCGCAGTCGGCGGACTACAGGAACTTCTGGCACAACTTGGCTATGGAGCAGTATGAAGATTGGCAGACTGCCGAGGAAGCCGTAGACCAAGCCACCGCAGCCGTGGAACGTCTTGACGAGCAGTACGGCGAGGCCGAGCTTGAAGCCCAAAAGGCGGCTGAGTCGACGCAAAATGCCCTTGCCGAGAACAAGGACGCGATAGACGGTCTTTCGGAGGCGCTTGAGGAGCAAGGCATCAGCGTGTCCGACTTCGTCGGACTGACTAACGACGAGTTCAAGAGGATGCTCGACGAGTCTGGTGGAGATATCGACGCTCTCATCGCACTCCTGCAGGAGTGGAAGGAGCAGCAGCCAGCAGCCGCAGAGGTGGGCGTCGAGGGTGCCGAGGAGTCGCAGCAGGAAATCAACGACGTCAGGGAAGCAGCCGACGAGCTTGACGGCACCGGGGCGACCGTCGAAGTCAGCGCAAGCACCGACAAAGCCAAGGACGAGTTCGACGCCTACTACAACGATATTTCCAGTACGAAGATACCCATCGAGGCTGAGACAACGGTAGACAAAGACCCGATTTACCAGTTCATGCTGTGGCTCAGTGGCATCTTCTCGAACAGCGACACTGAGGTCGAGGTCAACGCCACCGGCAACATCACGGACGGAACCGCACGCAGGGCGGTTGTCGACTACAACCACTCTAGGCTGTCCAAGCACACCGGCATGGCAATGATTTCCGGTAACATCTGGGACTTCATGAGGAAGATTCTCCCCGGCTGGAAGCAGGCCAAGCTCGACCCCAAGACCGGTTCTGCCAACGTCTCCGGCAACCTCCACCAGTCGACCAACGACCTCAAGGAGTGGAACCGCCTCGGCATGGACTCCAAGTGGGGCAAGGCGACCATCGCACTGGCAATCCAGAGTAAGGGCATCAAGCAGCGCGACGGCGGCATCAACTACTACCGCCACGCTGACGGCTACATCACCAACCACAGCATCTACTCCACCGGGCACCTCATCGGCGAGGCTGGCATCGAGGCCGTCCTCCCGCTGAACAACCGCGCAGCGACGCGACCGCTGACCGACACCATCGCTGACGGCGTGGCACGCCGCGTGGCCGGTGCCACCCAGTACAACCTGTACATCAACGACGCGCGGGTGAACGACGACCCGGCAATCAGGTCGGCCTTCATCGGCCTCATGACCACGCTTGAGCGGAAGGGGGCGATGAACGTTGGCAATCGCTGACGGCGTGTACGAGATTCGCTACGCGCGTGCCACCAACATGGCAATCGACGTGAGCGGAGCATCCAAGGTGTCTGGTGCGAACGTCCATCTCTATGCCGTGAACCACTCCAACGCGCAGGTGTTCTACGTCGACATTGAGGAAGCCGACAAGTGGTCCATCCGCAACGTCTACAGCGGCATGTACGTCGACGTGGCTGGCGGCAGGGCGCAGGACGCTACCAACGTCCAGCAGTGGACGGACAACGACTCGCGGGCGCAACGCTGGCGAATCTACGAGACCGGGCAGACGATGGTGGTCGACGGGGTCACCTGCCCGGTGGTCCAGCTCGGCTCCTACGTCACGGACGACGCCGACTCGTACTACCTCGACGTCCATGCGGCCATGACCACCAACAAGACGAACGTCCAGATTTACCACAAGAACGGCACCATAGCCCAGCAGTTCGTCCTCTACCCGACCTCCAAGCAGGACACCAGCCTGCCCGTCCCCTCGATGCAGGGGTGGACGGGTACGGCTGGCGGCACCGACTACGGGTTCCAGCGAGCCGCAGCGACCACCCTCTACCCGGCTTGGCTAGGCACCCAGTCATGGGCGTCGAACACGGCCAACGGCTTCGAGGGCAGCTGGCGCGAGCGCACGATGGACTCCGAGACGTCGACTTGGGGCGAGTGGGGCCAGCAGACCGCTTGGACGGACGTGGCGACCACACGAGACGGCACGAGCTACTGGCTCACGGCTGGCCTCCCCGCGTCGCTCTCGCCCAGCGACAAGTCTAGGCAGTACGAGTTCCAGCTACGCGCCTTCGCTGGCTCCGGCACGAACCGCGTGCGCGGCCTCTCGTCCTCCGCGACGCTTGAGGCCGTGGTCGTGCCAGTGGTGACGCTATCGCCGTCCGCTGGCTTCGGCCCGGAAGGGCTTCGCATCCCCTACGCGAGCGACTACGACGGCGGCACAACCAACGTCCGCATCACGTCGGTCAAGGTCGACGGGCAGGAGATGCTGTCCCGCCCCGTCGAGCACGACGGGCTTGCGGTCACCGGCACCTTCGACGTCCCGCAGGACGCGCTCAACGGCTGGATTGACGACGGCAAGACGATGGCGGTCACCTATCAGGTCGGCAACGACCAGACGGCCATGTACCCGGACGCCTACCATGCGTCCGTGGGCGTCTCCTACGACGCTGGCGAGGTCTCAATCGACCCGACGCTCACGGCGGTCGACGGGCGACGCCTCAAGGTCGAGGTTCCCGGCAACGTCACGGGCGCTTGGTACCGCGCCAACGGCGTGCTGCACGAGGCGGACGTGGTCGACGGCGTGGCCTACGTGGACTACCCGTTCGGCCCGTTCGACCTGTTCCTGTCCGCAAGCGACGGACCGGGCTGGGGCATCGCGCACCTGTCGCTCGCCGCTGGCTCCGGCGTGCTCGCTGGGCAGACGCCCTGCCACGCTTGGGGCTGGGACGGCGGCACGTTCCTGCTTGAGTGCGACCGCGACCCGATGGTCACCGACCGCACCATCACGCCGATATCCGAGACGATGGCCCTCAACGGGCGCGAGTACCAGAACGTCTACTTCCAAGGCCCCATCGCGTCCGAGTTCGCCGCAGTGGGCCTCCTGTTCGAGGGGGTCACCGAGTCGACGAGGGCGCAGATGCTCGCCCTGTCACGCGCCCACCACGTCACCTACCGCGCACCGAGCGGCGAGGTGGCGACCGTGGCCGTGACGAGCGTCGCCTACCGCACCCACCGCGAGTTCACCGAGGTGGAGGTCAACATGGTAGAGGAGACGTGGTGACATGGCGCTCGACTGGAAGGACCAGACCCGCGAGGACAGGCTGACGTTCCTCATGGTGTCGCCGACCAACCTCAACGACGTCTACGGGGAGCTGGACGGGGTCGACCTGTCCGGCTCCTCCCTTGAGGCGGCGTACTACACCGACGTCCGCACTAGCGGCACCATCGCCGTGGTTGGCGACGGCTGGGTGCGCGGCTCGCTTATTCGCGTGGTCCACGAGGTACCGTCATGGGGCTGGAAGCGGACCATCGGCACCTACATCGTCACGGACGACTCGGCGAGCAGGACCAGCGGGGTCTGGCACTACGACCTGTCCCTGCAGTCGATGCTCTACGGCCTGTCGACCGACAAGCTCGTGAGGCCGTGGACGATTGCCAAGAACGCGATGGCGCTCAAGGCCATGCGCGACTGCATGGACGCCGCTAAGTACCAGTACACCATCGTGTCCGGTGCCAACGACTACAGGGTCAAGACCCCGCAGGTCATGGAGTCTGGCACGTCTAGGCTCTCGTGTCTCTACTCGCTATGCACGATGGCGAACGACCGCCTCGACGTCGACGGCAACGGGCGTGTGACGGTGTCCAAGTACGTCAACCCGGCGAGCAAGGTTCCCGCCGCCCGAATCGACCTCACCGACCCGCGCGGCATCGCGTTCGACGACCTGTCCCGCTCGACCGACTGGCTGCAGATTGTCGACACCACCGCCGTCTCGTTCAAGTACAGCGACACGACGACAAAGAACGGCAAGAGCACGACCGTGCAGCGTGAGATTAACGCCTATGCGAAGGTGTCCAGCTCGCTGCATCAGTCGCACGGCCAGCGAGGGTACACCGTCACCGACTTTCGCTCCGTGTCCGAGCTTACGCCGCAGACCGCGCAGCGTGCGCAGCAGCTCGCCAACCAGTACCTCAAGGAGAACGCGCCCGAGCTTGTGACTTGGGAGCTTACGACCACCTACCTCCCCGTCTGGGAGGGCGACGTGGTCGAGCTTGTGGTGCATGACGGCCTGCAGGCGTATCGCGGCACCCGCAAGTGCCTCGTGCGCAACGTGGAGCTTGACCTGTCCAACATGACGATGCACCTGACCCTCAAGGAGACGGCATCGGGAGACAAGGGGGACAAGGATGGCGATTCTTGATGAGCTTGCGGCCAAGCTATATGGCCGCTCACGCGCCGAGGAGAACATCGTCTCCACCGACGCCACGACCCGCACCTACATCGGCACGGCCACGTCCGACTCGTCTGACGGCAGCGTGTACGTCGCGCTGTCCGAGGACGTGACGATGCCCGACGATTACGACGGCGAGCATGGCGTGGGCGTTGAGATGCCCACCACCGTTGGCGTGTCCGAGGGCGACGATGTTGTTGTCACCGTCTTTGGCGGCGGCACCATGAAGGCCCCCGTGGTTACAGGCAACCCCGGCTGGGGAGACGATGTTGAGACTCGCGTCACCGAGGCCCACGACCTCGCGGCATCGGTCGAGTCCATCGCGCAGGAGGCCAAGGAGGTCGCCGAGGCCACGGGCCAGCACTTCTGGCCGGACACCGACGGCGTCCACGTCACCGAGGTCACGCAGGACGAGTGGAACGACTCCACGGGCTCCAGCTACCACAGCGGCGCGAACGTCCTGCTCAACGCGCTGGGCCAGTTGTTCAGGGACGGCCTGAACAACCTGCTGGCGATAGTGG